CGATAATTCAGTTACATTGATACAATATCAAGCCGGAGCTATGGGATTAAATTTGCAAAAGGCGAACAGAATTATATATTTTTCTCTGCCGGAACGTTCGGAACTGTTCGAGCAATCAAAGGCAAGGATATGCCGTATCGGTCAAGAAAAACAATGCTATTATCACATAATGATGTGCCATAAGAGCGTGGAAGAAAAGATATATGAGTGTCTGTTAATGCGAAAAGATTATACAGACGAATTATTCAGAAAGGAATTTGGCTGATGGCAGAGGAAAAGAATTTTGAAAACCGAGTTAAGCAATGGCTTAGAAGTAAAGGCTGTTATGTGGTTAAATATTATGGTTGCGGAGGTACAAGAGCGGGCGTTCCCGATTTGCTTGTATGTGCGAATGGTAGATTTGTCGGTGTTGAAATTAAAGCTGAACACGGTAAGTTGGCACCGTTGCAACGCAGTCATTTAGATAAAATATTAACTTCCGGCGGTGCAGTTACAGTCCTTAGACCGTCTGAATTTGACGGATTTAAAAAGTTCATTGAGGAAGTGCTGAATGATGATTGATAAAGCTACAAGAAATAAGCTGAAAGCTAAGGCAAACGAATTGTCGGATATATGTGTAACCGATGGCGAAAAGTTTGCAAAATGCTATGACGATATGTATAACAGTGGTGAATTTAATTGCGGGGAATGTTTCATCATAGCACGATTAGCTGATTTATATACTGCAATAAAACAGGGTATTATTGATAAAAATGACGGTGCTAAACAGCAAAGTGAAATATTTAAGGTGATTGAATTGGAGGAATAGAGTAATGAGAACAGAACAATTTGAAGAAGTTATAAACAACCGCATAGAAACGTGTAAAAGCGTTCTATGCAGTAAAGCAGAAGAATACGCAACCGATGATAGATTACATAATTTCAAAGTGGCAGGCGAATTGCAGAAATGCACAGCGGTTAAAGCGTTAGGCGGTATGATGGCAAAGCATACTGTCAGCGTGTATGATTTGATTGACGATTACGAACAGGGCAAGGCAATATCAAAAGAAATGTGGGCTGAAAAGATAGGTGACAGTATAAATTATCTGCTGTTACTTACGGCGCTGTTGGAGGAAGATAAAAATTTTGAGCCGATGAAAAGAGAAATGACATACGAACAAACAATAGAGGTTATTACAAATGCTATACAAAAAGACGAAATGACTGTCGAACGAGATATGGCATTGGCTATTGTACAAAAAACATTAAAAAAACAAATTCCCAAAAAAATAGAATTCGACGGCAATCAACTCATTTGTCCTAATTGCGGCAATGGTACAGATATATTATTTGGCGATAAATATTGCGTTGAATGCGGACAGCATTTAGATTGGAGTTGGGCGATTCAATGAGCAAAAAGTATAAGGGATTTAAGGGTAGCGGCTACAACAAAAAGTCGCTACCGTAAAACGTTGCTGAAAATTATAAAAAAGGCAATGACGAGCAAGTTGGAATTTGATTGAAAGTATTGAGGAGGGTACATAATGCGAGAGATACTATTTAGAGGTAAACGTATAGACAATGGAGAATGGATAACAGGCGGTATATTTCAGCAAAAAGCTGATGATGTAAAAGATGAAGTAGTGTATATAATTGATAATTCATCAAATGATGTTGACTGGGCACATAGGGTTATACCTGAAACAGTAGGACAATTTACAGGAGTTACCGACAAAAAAGGAAACCGAGTCTTTGAGGGAAGTATATTCCGATATGAACCACATTTCACAACGGAGAAAGCGTGTTTAGGAATAGTTAAATACAGAAATACATACGACAGACAACGTGCGTGTAATGACTGTGGTTTTGTCATAGAGTGGCAACATGAGCCGTTATTGACGCTACGAGAAGATTTATTATACTGGTGCGGTGACGGGAAATCAGCCAGTGTTATAGGCAATATACACGATATGAATGATAATCCCGAATTGTTGGAGGTACAAGAATGAACCGAAAAGAAACAACCGAATTTTTGAGCAAGTTACTCGTCCAAAGAAAATTAGTGGGCAAATACTACGCCTCCGAAGTTACACTTGACTTCGGATGCGGCAAAGGTAAAGAAAAGCGTGCTGACTTCGTGCAGTTTGTACCGAAAAATCAAAGTACAAGCGGCATAGAAAAAGGGGAATTTATCTTCTACGAAGTCAAGAGTTGCAAAGACGATTACCATAGTGGCAACGGTTTAAATTTTGAGGGCGAAAGGAATTACATTGTTACGACAATGGAAACATACAAACAAATCATTCACGAAAAACCGTGGGAAGTGGG